ACCACCACTACCCGGTATAATACGTACTTCTATAGTTGTACCAAGTATTCGTGGATGTGGAAAACTAAAACGATTAACTCCTGCAATACCAGGCGTAGTAGTATTTGTTGGTAAATTTTTTATAAAGTCTTCTAGTTTTTGTGTTTGTGCGGTAGTCATTAAAAAGTTTACACTCATTTCGTTTGGACGCGTGGCCCTGCGTCTTTGTTTTGCAGGGCCGGCATCTGTAGCTGAACGTATAACATTAATTCCAATTGATTCCGTAAAACCTTTTTGAGGTACTTGCGGAAGTGTTGCGGGCCATGGTAATACTGCCATTTATTATCTCCTTGCCACTAATGGTGATGTACCATAGCTGGCTGTCATTGCCTGTTGAGTATTTGAACCCACGCGATTTAATTCGCCTGCTACCATATCCCCAATCATTACTTCGATACGGCGATTTCCACGCGAATCTACGGTTTCTTTGGTAGTTGCTTTTTCGCTGCCATAGTTGTTAACAACTACGTCAACGTTTGAGCCACCACCTGATCGTACTCCCAGATTACCGTTGCTATCGCGCTTTAGGGGCATAATAGCTTCTGGTCCTGCTTCGCCCATTAAACCAGTGCCTTTAGCAAACTTGAATAACGTTGGCTGACTAACTATTGAGTTAGTAAACATCCCGCCTTTAGCGAATGTTCGTAATCCAGCGTCGTATACTCCGCCTTTAGCTTCGCCTTGATACCCTGTTACCATGTCGCCAGCCATATTAAGAGACTGTGGTCCTCGGAAACCTAGTGCTCCCATAAACATTTTTGCAAGTCCTCCAGCACCACCCATACCTGAGAATAGAGCAATTTGTTGCTGTTGAATCTCATAACGCAACAAACCTTCAATAAAACTATTAATCATGTCTTTGAAACTTAATTTACCAGTTTTAGTAAAGTTAACAATAGCGTCTTCCATACCTTTAAATCCCTGCTTAAACATTTCTGTGTATGCTAGTTGCCTGTTAGTAGTGTCTGCCATTACTTGCGCACTTTTAATTTGCGCGTCCGTTACTAGTAAAATTGCTGATCTTTGAGCACCATAGTTTTCTAGTAGTCGTGCACGTGCTGTCTCGTCATCTGCTTTTTTCTCGCCTACATAGGTTCCACCTGCTGCGGCTTTATCGCGGTCTAGCTTTTCAATTTCTTGATTGTATGCACGTTGAGCTGCAGTTAATTGCTTGGTTTGCTCTAGTTTTAGCTCTTCAACTTTTAATAAGTTTAATTTAGTTCTCAAAGACTCATCATCAAGCATACCGAGTTGAGCTTGCAAACTTAAATTGTCTTGAGCTATCTTATTAATAGAAATTTCTTTGTCTAAAGCAGCTGAACTAACGATAAATGCTTGCTCAGAAGTTTTAGCATCGCGGTCTTTGATATTTAAAGCTGATGAAGTAGCTGTAAGTTTCTTTGCTGCAGCATCTGCTTGATCTCGCTCTTCTTTAGTTAGTGTTTTTGCTATATTGGCATTTTCTTTGGTATATTCTAAGTTCTTTCTAGCTTCTTCTGTAAGTAAAATCGTTTCCACAGCTTGTGCTTTTTTTACTGCTAAGCTAGATTTTTCGTCTTCTATTTGGATAGCAAGTTTTGATTTTTGTAATGTAAAAGCTTCATTATCTTTGTTAAATTCAGCTTCAGTCATTGAATCTTTTTTAACTGCAAATGCTGCTTGAGCTTGGTCAATTTCTTTTTGTTTATCTCCAAACTCTTTTAACTTGTTAAAACTTTCACCATCAATTTTGTCAAGCTTAGCTTTTAAATCAATCATTTTTTCAGTATTGTCTAACGCTTGCAGTTGTTGCTGTACTGCTGCACGTGCCTGAGCTGATCCAACGACTTCACCTAAACCTCGCAAAGTGCCTACTGGTGCAACGCCGCCAAGTTGGCCCATGTCACGACCAGCAGATGCAGTTTCGGCACGTAGCTGAGTAAGACTTTTTCCTCTATTTTCTTTAATGCTAGTAATAAGTCTTCTATCGTCTGCTAAATCCCTGTTTGCGGGATTACGAAGCAGTGCATTTTCAAGATCACCGCCTTCTAAGCCTGAAAGACCCCTGTCTCTTAACTTGCCCTCAAAAGCAGATTCCAGCATAGCTAAGCGTAAGTTATCAGTAGATTCTATTAAACTCATCTGCACTTTTAATAAGCTTCTATCTATTTTAAGTCCCTCGAGGTCAATCCTCTGTTGAATTTCTGCTTTTAATACAGGATCTGCTACACCACCTAATGCTGCTTTCTTAAGTTCTAGACCAGCTTTTGCTGCTGAAGCCACTAAATTTGCGGTAAAAGTGTCAATATTAGCTAATAACCCTTCTCTCATTGCGGTTGCGAACTTTGCTTGAGCATTCTGCAGTGAGCTGCTAATACCACTTCTTGTAGTATCTAGTCCCTTATTTGCTTCTTTAAGAGACTGAATAGCCTTTTTAGCAGCCGCAAGTTCATTGCTTTCACTTACAGTTGTTGGTCCAGTAACCAGCCTAGCATATTTATCTACAATAGCCTGTTGCTCATTTAAAGCATTGTTGTATAGTGTCTGCTTACTCTCTACATCTGCTAACTCTGCGCTAAGAGTTTTTAACTCGCTTGAAGTTGATAATATATTCTTTGCAGCTTCTAAGGGGAATAGTTGTAAAAAATTAATATCTGTACTAAGTCTAGTTAGTTCTGTAAGCTTTTCTGGTAAATTTGCACCTTCTAATGCATTATTTAACTCTAAGATCTTTTTTGTGCTTTCTTCTGCAAACTTAGTTAGTGGAGTAGCGTTTTTAGTAGTATTTATAAGATCTTGATAAATTTTACTACTTTCTGCTAAGCCTTCTCTAAAGGTTTTAAGAGAGCCTGCGGAAGCTACTGCCTTTTTGCCCGAATCTTCTATAACTTTAGCAACAGCACCTCTTATAGCCGGGCTTGAATCAACTAAAGCTTTTTCAATTGCTTTTAAAGAAGAGTCAGCGGGTAACTCTAATAGTTTTGCAATTTCTTGTTGTATAGCAGAACCATTAGCGGATAGCTTTATAGCACTCTCTAATGAATTACCTATTTGTTTTGCTAATAATTGTTCTGAGCTACGCCCTATAATACTTGCTAAAAAGTTAAGTGTACTGTCGGCCCAGTTACGATTCTTTATTTCTGTTTCAATATCGGTGAAAGCTTTAGACATACTTCCGCCTAAGCTTTCAAGAGCTGTTCCTTTGGCAAATATATTATCCACAGAAATACGCTCTAGCGGATCTAATTTGTTTAAACGCTCTAAAACTCGAAAAGCATTTTCTGAATTTTCTTTTAGTAAATCTAAGGAAGCTGCAAATCTTGCAGCCGCTTCTTCGTTGTTTCGGAATAGTGGAAGTGCGGCAGTTAGTACCGATATACCTATACCTACAGGTCCTAGGAATCGGCTTAAACCCGATATAGCCGTACCAATAGTACCCGCTCCTGCAATAACAATTCCAGCAATACCTGTTCGTACTTTTTGAAACTTGCCAGGCAACTTGTCGAGATCTTTCATCATCATACTAATAGCTGGACCAAATCCTAGTTGTGTTTGGTTTTGGCTTACATCACTTAGTATGTCTAAACGTGTGGCTCTATCTCTAGCACCTTTGGCAGCACTAGCACGAAGAAAATCTCCAGTTCTTTCAAAAATACTTCCACCGCTGGCTTTACTTAGCGCAGCATCTTGTGCAGCATTTAAAGCCTTCATATCGTTGCGTAAAGCAATAACTACTGCTCGTTCTTTTTGAAGTGCCAATATTTGAGCATTGTTAATATCTAAGCCTTGACGTCTTAGTGAATTTATTTCTTTACTGTATCTGGTTTGCTCTGCTCTTAAAGACTTATCATCAGTTCCGGCACCACCTTTAAGAACACGCTTAGAAAGATCTGTGTCCATTTGTGCCATTTTAGCACGGCTAGCACGGTAAGCTTCTTCGGACTTCTTTAGATTGCTTTCTAGCTGAGGTACTTTAAATGCTGCATTTGTACGTTCAACAAAGCCTTCACCAAAACTTGCGGCAATATCCGAACTAGTTTTGCGAGCAGCATCTGCTGCAGCTTTTAATCCTACTCTCCACTCTCCAATAGCAGGTAGCGCATCTTTGACAATTTTAGCACCAATTAGTGTAATAGCACCCACCAACAAAACTGAATTGTTGGCTAATAGTTTAGCAAAGGGGCCTAGTACGTTATTTACAATTTCTAAACCTGCTTGTGCTACGTTCTTTAGTGTAGCTAATAGCTTATCATAAGGGTTAGTAGGTATCTCGATTTGTCCAAACTTGCGAGCACCTTCTTCAAGCACTGCATTAGCAAAAGCCTGACGTCTTTCAAAGTCAGTTAAAGCGCTGACTGGTTTACCAATAGCGCGTGCATAATCTTCGGTTGCTTTACCAACTTTAGTAAAGATACCCAATTCGTCCAGCAATTCAGGCTCAAGCTTTGTAATACCACGAGTCAAACGACTAACAGCATCTGACATATTAACACCTAGTGCCTGTGATGCTTTCTTGGCAACGTCACCCAACTTCAAAAACTGTGCTTGCGACAATCCGCTAGATACAGCTTTAGCTGTTGCTTCCATTGACTCACGTAAGCTAATAGCTCCACCGCTGGCTTCTGAGAATCGCTTGGCTAAACCACCCATGGCCACACCGCTGGCAGCACCTAATTGGTTTAAGCCAGCAATCATGTTTGTTGTATTCATGGCTTCGCTAAGTCCGCGAAATGCCGCTTCAGTAGCAAAAAGAGTTGCAGCATAAGTAGCGTATAAACGAACTAATCCACCAAGTTCACGAGATTGCTTAGCAAAGTCACGACCAGCCGCACCAGTGCCTACAGTACCACGAGATTTATCATAGTTGGTCTGATCAAATGCGGAGGCAGCTGCTCTTGATCCGCCTTTTGTACCCTTCATTAACTCTTGAGTACGCTCAAGAGTTTTATTTAAACGTTTACCAGAGGCATCTACCTGGTCAACCGACTTTGTTGCGTCTTTTAGCTCAAAGCCTACAGTTACTTTTGACATTAAGCCCCCTCCTAGAATGGTTAAGTGGCATATTAAAAAAATTTAGATATTTTTCATTAGGACCATTATAGCACATATGGTCAAAATTGTCAATACATAAAATTTTAAAGCATAAAAAAGCCCACTAAATTACTTAGCGGGCTTTTCAGTTTTTTGTTTATTATTGATCTCTTGTATTCGTACACCATCTATGGTGCGAACAAGCATAGTTATAAACTTTCTGTCTTCAAGATCAATTTCTGTAGCTTCCAAAACTTCTGAAATACCAATCAGTGATTTACCTAAGTAAATACCATTCATGCTATCCCACTCATCTCGAAGCATCCTATACGCAATTAGTGCTTGCTGAACTTCCAGTGGAAAGTCTTCAAACTCAACTGGAATTTCATCTTCTGCAGGTTCATTACCTAAAGCCGCACACATTTCAAAGTATGCTTCTTTGGTCATTGCAACACTGCTATTTTGCATATAGTTTGTGAGCAACCTAGTAACGTGACTTAGTTGCTCTTCGAAAAGTTTCCCAAGTCTGAGACCTGTTCGCTAATGAAGCCATCAAAATTACTTGAGTTTTTCATCAAGTACAGTGCGTTTTCAGCTGTAAAGCCTAACTCATCATCTGGCTTTTGTCCAGTTAAATCAACTGGGGCAAGTTGCTCAAGATAAGACATTTTAAGTCCTGTCCAACCTTTTACAGCAGCTTCAACATAAAGCTGTAAGAACAAGTCTTCGTTAAACTCTTCTGCGGCTTGACGATTTTTAAAGCTAGTCTTTGTTGACTTCTTACGAATGTTAAGCAGTGTTTCACGACTTAAAAATGCAAGATTAACTTTGAAACCAGGCATGCCGGGATATTCAACTTCAACAGACTTACTGGGAACTAAAAGGGATTTTAAAGAAATTTCAGACATATTTTTATTATTTGTGAATACAATGGGCTAAGCACCATGCTTAGCCCAGATCAGGTTATTAAACTTGTGGAGTTGTGTAAGTAACAGTCAACTCATTGGCCGCACCGATATCAAAAGCACTACTTGCAGAGCCTTGAGCAGTAAAGTTAATAGTTGTTGAAACAACTTGTTCAGCGTTAACTGTGGGAATTGTTAACACAACTGCAGGCATTGTAAAGTCAACTTTAGTAGTACCAGTACCACCAATTGAAATGTTCATGTAGAAGGCTGGGTTAACAGCTGTTGCTGAATTATTTAACATTGATTGCATTAACTCAGCAGTGTTACCAGTGCCAGTACGCAAATAAGCGTTTAAACTACCACTGATAGCGCGTGTACTTGTAAAGTAGGTAACAGGCTTATTAACAGTTGCTAAGTTAGCAGGCGTTAAATAAGTAACGTTGTTTGAAATTGTCAAACTACCGCCAGTTAAGGCAACGTTATAAGCAGTACCACCAGATCCAATGCCTTCGTCTAGTGTAACAACACTTAGTTTGTTAGCAATATAAGGGCAAGTGGTTACTTTTTGCAAGAAGTTACCAGTTAATGTACCTGACAAGCTACCACTACCAATAGTAGGTGAAGTAATTTGACGCAACACACCGCCTTGACCAGCCCACTGCACTGAAGCAATAGCATCTAAACCAAAGTCGATTGTAGCTGTGTTTAACACGCAGTTATCAATAATAAAAGTTGTATCATCAACAATAATAACTAAACCAAAAGCGTGTAATTGATGCTTGTTAGAGTTTGTTAAAACTGCTGTGGCAGAGGTAGCACCATCAGTCCAAGCTGCTGCTGCGTCACCAATGGGTTTGTCCGAGAACATAGCGTTCCATAAAACAGACTCTTCGCAAGTAATTGTAGTGCCAGCATCTTGTGGACGCATATAAGTTGTAAAGGTAAAATCAGCTGGATCAAGAGCAGTATTAAAACTACGCTGACCACGAACAGGGGTTGCACCAGCTTCGTTTAGTGTAACTGTTTCACTTGTAGTGTTTTGACTAAACGCGAATCCGTCCAGTACTTGAATTTCGCGAGTATTGCCAGAAGTAAATCCAGAACTGTTGACTGCACCAGTAGTTGCGTTAACATTACTTGTCCAGAATACTCGACTATTACGAATTAGATTAAATGCCATATTTTATTTCCTTGTGGTTAAAAACGTAAAGCACACCCACTAGACATTTATCTGTTTTGGTGCCAGCAACGTTATTGTAGTGCGTATCGCACTTGTAGGTTTACTTCTCCGACACCGTAAGGAACTAATAGCCCTTCGTCGGTGATAATAGACTGAATCAAGATTTCAGTTGTTGCCAGATTATTAGCCTGGTCGTATACTAATACACGATTATCATGAATACACTTCTCTAGGTCGTGTAGTAGGGTTTCTAGTTGAAATTGTGGATCTTCTTGGTCTCGAACATACACTTTTAGTGATAAGTTTAAGTAGCACCACGCAAAGTCAGCTGGATGATATTCGCGAATTTCTGTGCCTGGAACTATGTATACAGCAGGGAAGTCTTGAATTTCATCCCAGAACTTTAGTTTGGCATAAGAGTTGTCGTATAAGTTTGTTTGATAGGGCGCAGTACCATCAATTGTTTTTAGCTTTTCTGCTAGCGCTTTTGCAATACTATTTCGTTTACTCATATAGATATAGCCCTTAATTTATTAGCAACTACCTGAGAAGCAATATCTCGGATAGACCTACCTATAAGAAGTTTAGGGTCTCGGGTTTTAGGACTCTGTTGCTTACCACCAGCACTAAAAGTTGCATACGGATTTTTCATATAACTATAAAATACGTTTATTAAACCGTCACGACTTTGAGTTAAGTGGTCTATATTAATAGTACTAGCAAATCTACCTGTTCTATAATTAAGTATATCTTTTCGGGTTCCGTCACCCATATTCGCACTTACTACGTCTTGTATTTGAGAGTTTAAAATAGCAAGTAAGTTTACTAAGTTTACTGTTTCTGGCAGTACTTGCTTCTTTACTTCGATTTTTGCCTTAGTAACTTTTTGTTTTAGGCTTTTTAATTCTGCTTTAGTTCTGCGAATGTCAGCTTTAGCTTTGTCAGCACCTATAACATTTTTAACAGTTAACTCAGGTAATCCACCTATTGTTCCTGTATATACATTCTTTAATTTTCGTTTTTTACCACTAATAGTCGATACTAATCTATCTTCAATTAGTTTTACAATAGCAGGAGACGACTCTAGTTCTACTAGACTTTGTGAGCCTTCAGATAGTAGACCTTGTTTAACAAATCCGTTTACCATACTATCAAGAGCTTTTTCAACCAAGCTTTGATTACTATAACCTACTTGTTTTAAAAATCCACGAATACCTGTATTCTGTTTGCCAACAACTTGTGCGACTGCACTACCAGCTCGTTGTTGTTCCGCGCTACCTTGCCATTCAATAAGCCAGTTAGAGTCTGTTTTACGATACTTAGCACCTAACTTAGTTTTTAAACCCTTAATATCGCTAGTAACTTCGTCATACTCTTCTACAATATCTAGTAGCGTATCTATAAATTGATTTAAAGCGTTTAATTCTTTAGTAAGCTGTACTGCAGGTACTTGACGTCTAGGATCTTTTAATGCTTCGCCTATACTGCCTTTTGTTCTTTGCAGTAAAGTATTAGCCCATCCATACACATGGCCTTTATCGTAGTTTTTATTTTTTATTTGATTTAAAACTGTTTGAGATACGTTGCCAGCATCTTGAGCACCAGCATCTTTAGCTATTTGCTGTAGATAGTCGCCTACTGTTTTATTTAAACTTCTGAAGTTTAAACCTTTAAAAATTATTGTTTCTTGGCCTGCAGTATTATGATAAACTACTGCATCAGGCACTTGTAAGTATTTACCAGACTTTATTTCACTAAATATAGTAGAAGCAGTAGTTTCACCTAGTATGCTTTTAAGCTGCTCTAGTGGAATTATCAAATCTACGGTTGAGCTTTCTATTTCTGCTCTACTAGATTCACGAGTTTGTTGTAAAATTGAAGAAGTGTTTCGTTGACCCGAGGCCCACTGCTTAAGTTCAGGTACTTTATTTAATACACGTCTGAACGCTTCTGCACTCATGTAAAGTCCGCCATATACTGATCTAGCACACGCTTGATTGCTGCAGGAAAGTTACTTGAAGCAACATAACTAATTTGTGTAGTGTTAGGAGTAATATCACGGGTACTATGAACAGCACCGTTATTCTTTGAGTAGTATTCTACTAAATCTAATACTGCTAATTTTAAATCACCAGGAACTACTTCGTATCCTGCAAAGTAAACTACTCGATAACCATTAATTTGCTCTGGAAATCCACCAGGATTTAAACTAAGTACGTAATCGTCGCGCACTACATAGTCTGTAAATTTTACAAGATTAGTATAAGTCTTACCATAGTCAGCGCTATAAGCAACTGAATTAACTGTAACTACTGGAGTTTCTTTTAAAATGATTTGTTTAAAGCCACCATCAAACACCTCTGTTTTGGCCTCGTCGTAAAAGTCAATGAAAGTACGACGGCAATATGTTTTTACTAAATCGCTAACCTTGGGTATTAAGAAATCAATTTCTGTGTCAGAGTTTGTGCTAGTAATTCCCATGTAAGCTTTGTATTCTGCTTTTGTTACTAAATTTGTTGCCATAAATACCTCGCTTGTTTTATAAAGGCACATTATACCTTTATAAAACAAGACCCCGAAGGGTCTTGTTAACAATTACACTAGCAGATCAGGTTGCTGTGTACTTGTGTGCTGTAACAGCGTTACCTAAGTTAGTAGTAACACGTGTCATACCGGTACGGAGGCTAGCCACCATAACGCGACGCTGTGTCTCAACTAATTCTTGGGTATCAATGCGGAGACCGCGCTGGTTACCAACGATAAAGTTGCCTGGGTTCAAGCAGATAGCGCCAGCAATACCAGTACCTGGTGAAGCGAATTCTGCAGAGACCAACACGGGGCTACCACCGATTTGACCAATTTGACCAGTCAACAATGTAGCTTGTGTACCAACTTGGTTCATTGTTTGGAAGGTTGTGTCTTCTAGCAATTGGTAGTATGTATCAGTATTAATGATATAAACTACTTCTGCAGGATCAAGACCCCAAGCACCCAAACCTTGACGCAATGTGCGTAACTTAGCAACGTTCATACCAGCAACAACAGTGTTACCAGTGGCAGTGGTGTTGGAAGCCCAGTTAGCCAAGCCCTTAACAGGGTCAGAACCAGAACCAGCACCTAACAAGAAGGCCTTGTCAACGGCGCGAGCAACACGGCGAACCATACCATCACGGATGATTGGCATCAAAGCCAACAAAGCATCTTCTTCTTCTTCGTATGCTGTATACTCGTTTGTAGCGAGTTTATATGCATTCAAAGTGATTTCTTTGAGAGCGTGAGTGGCATTACCACCAGCAGAAGGACCAGCTGAACCAAGGGTAGCAGGAACGGCACCAAACTCAGCGTTAGTAACCCAAGTAGCAGTACCTGCTTCTGGATTCACTGGAATGGTCATCACGTTGGTTTGCATAGCAATGTTGCGGAAGATAGGGGCAACAACTAAGCGACGACGAACTTCAGACTCAAGATTCAAAGAAACTTCTTGTTCCCATGTAGCTGAAGGCACGTGAGCACCGTATTTTTGCACTAATTCACGACCAGTACGTGTACCGTCGATTGACTTGCCAGCCATTTTAGCTAAAATAACTGCCTTTTCTTTGTCAGCATAAGACATACCGTCTTTGGCTTCTTGGAAAGACATTTTAGATTTTGTGATTGCTTCGATTTCAGCAGCTTTTTCTTTCAAAGAAGCTTCTAAACCAGCGATAACTGATTTGCTTGACTCTTCAGCAGTAGCTAAACGCTTCTCAACTTCAGCCAAGAGCTTCTCAGCACCTGTGTCAACAGTAGAGATAGAAGCAACAGCGGCTTTAACGCGTGCATCTAATTCAGCTTCAGCTTTGTCAGCAGCAGCTTTTTCAGCCAATGCTTTTGCCTGTGTTTCGGCGATGGCTTTTGCAGTTTGCTCAGCCGCTTTGCTAGCTGCATCAGCTAACATTTGTTCTAATTGTTTTGGATCCATTTCCATTTCCTTTTTGACTTCGCTGCTTGCTTCCGTTGAGGATTCTAGCCCTTTAGCTGATTCGCTGTTGGGTGCAAACTGCATTTTGAAAGATTTAAATTCTTCGGCTGTATCAAACGCCTTAGAAAGACTAAATAGTGTATTTTGATTAGCTGGCACTGATACTACTGAAATTTCATGTAGTTCCAATTCCTTTACCACAAACAGCTCTGCAGCTGAGTTGTACTCCGCATCTACGATTCGGAATCCGATACTAAACGCCGTTAAAACGCCGTCTTTTACAAGATTGAACACCTCACTGGCTGCTGAAGAGATTCTGGCTTTAATCCATAACCCTTTGCCGTCAATTCTATGTTCTACCATCCTACCAACTGGTTCGCTATGGTCATGGTATGCTAGAATTACTGGATTTTTCAAGTAATTCTGAATACCTTTTTCCCATACGCTTACAGGAACAACATCGCCCTGTCTATCAATATCTGTAGTACTTGCGTACCCTTCAATTGTTATACTGGCTGTTTTTCCGTCGGTGGCAGTACTCTTGATAAATGAACTGTTTAAAAACAGTACTTTACTTTTATCTACCATATTACCCCTTTATTGCTGATTATCTGTGGGCCTACCACCTTTCGACGGATCAGCAGCCGAACCCGCAATGTTGGCGGGTATTCTTATTTCGTCATTACCATCAAGTGGTTCATAACGTAATTCTTTTCTTGCTTCATTAGCTGTAATGATGCCTGCATTGACTAAAGTCGAATGGTAAGCAGCAATATCTTTTAATTCTGGTTGTAGTGCTGACACAGATGCAGTAATTGCTTCAATGTCATATCCAAAGTATCGTTCTAGGCTTGATGTAAACTTACGAACAACTGGCATTACTGTTTCTAAATAGAATAAGCGTAAATTAGGCGAGATGTTAGCATTGTTTCCACCAGCCAATAAAATAGGTGGAATACCTATACATTGCATAATTAATTCGTTGTGAGTCTTGATCGACAGATCAAAATCCATGTCTTTGAAGTTTTGATTAGATACTTGTGCAGGCTTCAGGCCACTATCCAAAATAACTGGACGCTTGCCGCCTTGTTTAGTTGAATATTTTTGTAACCAGTATTGTATTGTTTTTTCTTTTGCAACTTGTGATAATGTATTTTCACTAGTTAGTACTAAACCAAATACAGCTCCATTTTCAAAGAAGTTTTCTTGAAACTCTTTCATTGCGTATAAGGTAGCAATGGAACGTTGGGCTGCTTCAAGGCGCGACGCACCTCTGTATATACTTTGTGAATTCAAATCACGGAAGTGGAAAACTTCTGTTTCTTTAAAATCAACCATACCGTTGTAGCGGTATCCACGAATAAACGTTTTGGTGTCAGTTAAAATTTCTACGTTTTTTGCTGGTAAGTGATACATAAATACACCATCAAAGTGTATGAACACGTTACCTTCTAAGATCAAATCTGTAAAGATTGATTGACGAAATTCTTGTGTTGATTGATAAGGATTAGGGCGGAAGTTAAGCAGCGTGTTAAGGGACTTTTGACGAATCCCAGCAACAGTGCCTTCTGCAATCTTATCTTTTACGTCGTAATCAAGTGAGCCAGCTGCATTAACAAGCATACTTACCGAACGATTAACCGACTCCAGTTTCTGGAAAGCTTGTTGATATGTTATCTTGCTCTCTGAACCGATTTGTGTACCAGCTTCTTGAGCGATACGAGTTTGTGCTGGATTAAGTTTTTCAACAATCCAATCTGTAAATCTTGACATAGTTTTCCCTTAAATAAACTCTGAGAAAAAACTACCAAAGCTTTTCTTAGGGATTGGCGCTGATTCCACCACATCACCAGTATGTTTTGCACGCTGCGTTTCTATCCAGTGAGCCTGTTTGGGTTCACTGCCAGGGCGCGGAGCTTTACCATAAACACTGTGCAGCGCTACATGATGACGATTACAAAGGGTGTAAACTTGGTCATATAACTCTACTCGGTGCTCATCAATAAACTCATCTCGCACAGCTAAAATACCGGCATCTGTTGAAATATCGTAACCCTTGGCTTCAGACCATTTATCTAGGAGTATTGTAACTGAGTGTAGGTGATGCAGTTCTAAGTCTTGGTTAGTACCACAGACATGACAGCAATCTTTCTTTTCATAGGCTGCTTTAGCCCGGTCACGAACCCACTTTACAGGAATTCGTTTGTTTGTATTCTTTGCCATTACTTCAATGTAGAACGTAACATCCATGAATGTTTGCGGTGAGCATCTTGACGATCAGCCAAGAAATTTGCCAAGCCATAGTCGCCCATGCTTTCAGCAGCAACATAAGCTGCACGGAAAATCTCCGCCATTAAATCTGAATCAGCAAGCAGTTCTTGTGCCATTTGCATAGCACTGGGCACATTTTCTTGACACTCAACTGCTGAAATCTCGTCATAGACTTCAAAACTAGCAGGAGCATAAATTCTGAGTGCGCGTAATTCTTCTGCAAATGTGTCGATAGACCCGTATACTTCGCCATAAATGTTACCAAACAGTTCATGATACTGCTGGAACAAGTTGCCTTCAACATTCCAATGAAAGCCAGCAGCTTTTAAAAAGAACGAGAACTCTGAGGCAAAAGCCGCTTTCATCATCTGTTCGTATGCAATTCTATCCATTTTTGTCTCCAAGGGGTACAAAGTACACCACAATTACCTAGTATTATAGCAGAATAGCAACTAAAAGTCAATGCACAAATTTTTTATACCATTATACCGTGTAAGTATACAGTGCATACCTGACGGCATCAGCCATGTGACTATATTGGTCATGCATGGGTCGTTCACGTTGGAGCCCCTCACGTTGGTCCCAGCGATACTGGTCAAACATGGCACGTACGTTTGTACAATGTGGAGCGACCTTTAATCGACCCTGCTGTAGCAAGGTCTGAACATACGCGATGCCAGGTAAGACATCTTTTTTGGCTTTGGTAGTTGAAATGTTGTATAAGTAGGCAAGGTCACTAGCAAATTGTGCAGCAGCCGAGTCAATAAAAGTTACTTCAACCCCATGTTTTTCATTTAGTTCACGAAATTGTGTTGCGTGTTGCTCGGTGGTTTGTTCCGACTTTAAGTATTCATCGACAATATAAAAGCAATCGCGGTTCCAATCGTATACGATAGCGCAATAAGCAGTAGCATCTCGGTAGCCAGGGTCGCACCCAGCAAACGCCTCACCACGGAGGTCTTCAGGAATTTCTGTAACGTCTTCATCTCGTAATGCGTAAATCTGACCCTCAAACACAGTAAATGAGGCCAGGTATTCTTGTTCAAATTCGGCTTTTGACATTGATCTGCGAGCTTCTTGCACATCCGACTCAGCCATACGGGTATTTTCAGTGTAATCAGCTTGCAAGCTAATCCACTCAGGGAAACCGGGATCAAAGCCACGCTGCCAAAATTGACTAAACCAGTTATTACGACCACGAGGGGTACTAATAAAAATAGCTTTAGCTTGTGGCTTGTCCAGTGTAGGTCGCAGGGCAACATTAAAGGCTGCTTCACCGCCTTCGCCTAGTGCAGCCTCGTCAAATATGATTAAGTCATATGATCGACCAACAGTACTATCAACGGTACTAAGAGAACCCATACGAATGGTACTGCCATTTGAAAGCTCGATAATTTTGTCTTTGAGGTTGTCACGTGCGACTTCGAGGTCGAAGTGTTTGATGAGTTTGCGTTGGAGTTCAAATGATATGGAGCTTAAGTTATAGTTAGGTGAAATGATTAGCACATTTGATCCAGGTACTAATGTTACCAGTTGGCCAATAATATTGGCTATGTAAGTTTTACCCAGGCGTCGTGCTAGTGCAGCGCAGATAAACCTGTATTTAGGATCGTTGACTGCGTTTATAAGGGCAACCTGTGGGCGGTTGATTGTATCGTATACATCTAACAGTTTTAAGTAATTTGTTATAGGTAACTTAATAAACCTCTGTTGAGGATCAAACTCTTGTATAACGTCGACATTGATATCTGGTCGTGAGACTACTAACATTTTATATTTTGGGTCCGTTAAATATTTGAGTGCTGTCTGTACCTGTACCTAGTACGCAAGCTATTTTATCATTAAACTGGATTATTGTCCAGGTTTTGGTTTGTTGGTTAACAAACACACTGTACTTTGGTGCTTCAGCACCAGGCTCTATACCTAACCACAAAGGAGTTTCTTTGTAATCACTACTTGTTAATCCTTGTAGTAACATTTTAGTTTCTGTACAAGTTACCGGCTTTTGTATAACTATAGGCTGTGCTACCACAACGCTTGATATAAAAAGTATTAATCCTAGTAAATATTTCATACGCCTTCGCCAGTAATTAGGCGCTGCACTAGTTGTGAGTACTTTGATCCGTCTAGTGCGTCATTGATTTGTACGTTAACTTGCTTTTGCGGGCCAACAGCCTGTTGCGCTTTGGCTAGCTGAATCTCGCGATCCATTAAGTCCATGGACATTTTGTGCGACATTTGAAGCAATTCAGCAATATCTTTGGTTGACCCAGTTTGTGATTCTTCTAGTTCTGAAAACTTTTGTTTGATTAGTGCATCCATGGCACGTCGCATCAAGAATCTGTTGTTGTAGCCTGAATCGAAAAATACTGAGTCAATATAAGCTTTGACTTCACGACGTGCTAAGAGATTGGTAACGATTTCAGGGTCTAGATCCAGTTCTTGGGCTACTTGACGGGCGTCGTTAAGCTGGAGGTAGGCATTTGCTACTTCCAGTGCTTCGGGGCTAATTTTGACGGTTTCGGCAGGTAAGTGAGTTGTCATGGTTTTGTCCTTTAGTGTTGATTATAGCAGTTTAGGGCAATTTAAGCAAGTCTAGATTTTGGCACCTTAGGGTGTTTGGAAATTTCCCTTAAGTAGGCCGTGTCGGGGGGCCCCTAGGCGGTAGGGTATACCCTAGTCCTCTAACCGCCCTATACCCATATAAGTGTGTACTTTTGTTTTCAGAGTACTTGCAAACAAAAGTACACATTTATATTTTAAAATTAGAGGCTAAACTCTAAAATAAATGTAGACACCTCAACAATTTTGCGCTTATAATTACTCATGTTCAAC